GTTGACAATGCGTTATAAGTATCGACAGTCATAGTCCAAGATTTTCTAGCAATATCTTGTTCAGTTTCTCCACCTATTCCAGTATACTTATAATGTTGTTTTGTATTTTGTAATTCATACATTGTTTTAGAATATTTTTTTTCTAAATAAGATTTAAAATTATATTGATCTAATGGCCAATCATAATATGGATCTATTATATTATTACTAAAAAATATAACCCAATCTAAATTTGGATTTCCATATACTTCTTGGGCAACATGATCTGGCCTATAACCTTCAGGAACAATATATTTGTAAAACACATTTGATTTATTAAAAACATCAGATATCAATGCTGCTCTTAAAATGATGTTTCTACTTTTTGAATTAAAATAATCTATTTTAGGAAAATTCGAAAAATAACTCATTATCTTGGTCCCATTTTATTACTATTACCATAATCAACAGGAACTCTGCCATTAGTAAATGATTCACGTGTTTTCATATCAATTTCACTAAAAGTTAATGATAAATCAACAAATGAAGGATAACCTCCTCTAAAAAATACAGTTCCTTGTGGTGAATTTGATATATGCAAATCACCTAAAAATGAAAATGCTATTTCAGGATATCCTTGAAATGGAAGTCCAGAAAAAGAAACTGTGTATAACATAGGATAATCTAAAACAAATCCTTTTCCAGTCTGATTATATGTAGGATGCATATTTTCTTTTAATTTTTTTAAAATTGTATCTAATCTTCTACTTTGATTTTCATTTTTAGGAGAAAGTCTATAAATTAATTGAAAAGTTCTCATATTCATTTTATTGAATATCATTGCAGTATGTGGATTTCTAGTAGAACCAGCATATGCTGATATAAATGGTAGTGCTACTGCTGCAGTCGCACCTACTCCTGCTAAAGAATCTGTTATATTACTTCCGGATCTTAATCCCATTGCTCTCATTAAAGCAGTAATACCTGCTGCTCCAGTAGTCATTGCTGCTATTTTCTCTACTGCAGACGCATCTGAAAATCCTTTTCCAATAACATCTACTGATGATCCTATTTCACCTAAATCTAAATTTTGTATATCAGCAGAAAAATATTCATTTGGCATATTTTCAGGTAGAGGAAGAATATAAAAATTTTTAGGTTCTCTTTTTGCTTCAGAACCAGGAGTAGGCCTATAATATTCGTATTCTGTTATACGTGTGCAATAACCTGCTTTGTCGTCTCTATAGTCGTAAATGGCCATTGATGAAAGTCCTATAAATAATCTTATTATATTTATAAAGGAATCATATGTCTTATAAAGGAAAGTTTCGGCCTAAACATCCTGAAAAATATTTAGGAAATGTAACAAATGTCATATACAGAAGTTTATGGGAACTAAAAGTCATGCGATATTTGGATCAGCATCCTAGTGTAATCAAATGGGGATCTGAAGAAATAGTAATACCATATAGATCACCTGTAGATAATAGAATACATAGATATTTTCCTGATTTTGTAGTAAAGATGAAAGAAGAAAGTGGAAAAATTACTACTCTCATTATTGAAATAAAACCATATGCTCAGACTATAGAACCCATAAAAAAGACAGAAAAGAGTAGAAGATATATTAACGAAGTGCTTACTTATGGTGTAAATCAAGCTAAATGGAAAGCTGCAGATGAATATTGTAAAGATAGAAATTGGCAGTTTAAAGTTTTTACTGAAAAAGAAATAGGAATAAAATAATGCCACTATTCATAGATATGCTAGAACAAGGCAGAATTAATAATAAAAGACCCGGATTTCTTGATTCGCGAGAATGGTTTAGAGAAAAAGCTCGAGAAGTATCAAGAATGAATGAAAATAAATTACTTAGAGTTAATACAGATTTACAAAGAAGTAAACCTATGCCAGGAATGATGTATTTATTTTCTTATGATGCGAAGTATAAAGAAACTTTGCCATATTTTGATAGATTTCCACTTGTATTTCCATTCCACCTTGATTCAAAAGGTTTTCTAGGAATGAATATGCATTATATTCCTCATTTGCTTAGAGCAAAACTTATGGATGCTTTATATGATCTTGCTTCACATACACAATATGATGAAAAAACAAAATTAAGAATGTCATATCAGTTACTAAATTCTTCTTCACAATATAAATACTTTAAACCGTGTGTGAAAAAATATCTTTTTTCGCAATTACAATCTAAGTTTTTACTAGTTCCATCTAATGAGTGGGATATTGCGCTTTTTCTTCCACTCGAGAGGTTTAATAAAAATAAGAGAACTGTATGGAATGATTCAAAACGAATTATAGGAACACTATAAATGTCTTTTAATATAACTGATATTACATCTGCGATAAATGCTCGTGGAGGATTATCTAAACCTTCACATTTTTTTATTACAATAACTCCACCTACTAAACTTTTAAATGACAGTTATTCTAGAGAAGCAATGTTTTTTTGTGATTCAACAGATTTACCAGGCCTTAGTTATAGTAGTCAAAATATCAGAATGGCTGGTTATGGTACTACAGAAAAAAGACCGTATAATGCTGATTTTAATGATGTGCTTTGTACATTCTTAATAGATTCTGATGGAAAAGTTATTGACTTTTTTCAAAAATGGATGGTACTCATTAACAACTGGGGAAAAGAATCTGCAGGTGTAATGAGAGGAAGTAATTTAGCATATGGTGAATTTGCTTGGCCTGAAGAATATCAAGCTACTGTCCAAATACATTATTATGATCCTGTAGGCAGAGAAATACTTGTGTATACCCTAATTCATGCGTATCCAATACAAATAGGAGATGTATTAGTTGGATGGGAACAAAATGATTCACTGGCAAAACTTCCAATAGTGTTTACTTATAACACATGGGATACTAAAAGTATTCCAGCATCTGTGATGGATAGCGATGAAGCATGGAGAATTCAAACACTTCAATATGCACAAAGTCGTGTTGATGTTGGATTAATGTATTCTTATGGATTACACTTATTACAAAATGGAGGAAGATCTCCATTATCATATCTTGGTGCTGCAACAACTTTTGCTAATTTATTATAAAGGAAAATATTTAAAATGCCATTACCTGAAATTAAACACCCAATATTTAAATTGGTAGTACCATCTACTAAAAAAACAATATCATATCGACCATATACAGTAAAAGAAGAAAAACTTTTGTTAACTGTAAGAATGTCAGATGATTTAGAAGAAGTTACAGAAACTCTTAAACAAATCATCAATAACTGCATATTAGATGATATCGATGTTGATAAATTAGCTATGTTCGATATTGAATATATTTTTATTAATTTAAGAAAAGTATCTGTAAGTAATGAAGTAGAAATGTTTATTACACATGAAAACAAAAAAATACCATTTATTGTAGATTTAGATCAAATAAAGGTAGTATTCAAATCGGATCATTCTAATGTTATACAAATTAATGATGATTTAGGCATTAAAATGAAATATCCAAATATGAAACAAATGTTAAAATTAGAAGAAATTTATTCTGAACCTGAATATGATAATAAAAAAGTAGATGATTATTTGTTTAATATTTTTATCGAGTGTATAGATAATATATTTGATAATAATAAGGTTTATAATGAGTTTACTAAAGAAGAATTAGAAACTTTTGTTTTATCTCTTCCTGCAGAAAATAATAAAGACATTTTAAAATTTTTTAGAACTATGCCAACACTAGAGCACACGGTAAATGTAAAACTACCTGATGGAACCATGAAGGAGGCTAAGCTTAGTGGGCTTAGAGATTTTTTTACATTTTAACTGGTTATAGTAGTTTGCCAATATATTATAAAACTATGTTTGCATTAATACATCACCACAAATATTCATTAACTGAATTATATGACTTATATCCATTTGAAAGAGATATCTTTGTTGAAATGATAGCTGAACATGTAGAAGAAACTAATAAAAGGAATGCTACTTAAATGGCAAAAGATCAATCGGACATATTAAAAGCTATTATTTCCAAAGGAAAAGGCGAAGCTGTGACTGCTGCTACAAATGAACTTGCAGCGCTTCAACAAAGAAAAGCAGACATAGCAGCAGCAGTAAAGCCTAATGTATTATCACCTAGTACTAAAGCAGAATCTCTTCTTGCTAATTCAGCACCTGAAGCTTCTATAGTATCAAAAGATATTAGTGATATAAAAATAACTCAACGAAAACTTCTTTCTGAAACACAAAAATCTAGATCTTTATTAGAGAATATTCTAAAAACAAGTTCAAGTTATTATGAAAATAACAATGAATTATTAGAAAGACTTCTAATAGGAGATAATCTAGATGATAATAATGAAAATAAAAGAAGAAGAAGATATCGCAAAACAGATGTGTTTGGAAATGAATATGGACTTGATATAAAACCATCATCACCACGTAATATAGTAGAAAAAAACGATGGGAACAATGGCGGTGGATTAATTCCAAATATTTTTGGAGGAAGATCTGGTAATGATTCTGCACTTAATACTCAAAAAACAATCAAACCACCAAGTAAATTGGCTACAGTAGCAAAGAAAGGTGGTAAGATTGCATTATTCATAGCAAGTGTTGCTGCTCTTGGATTAGGTGCAGAAGCAGCACTTGCTTATATTAATGCAGGTTCAGATGAAGAAAGACAGAGAATTTTAGACGGATTTGGATTATCAGAAGAAAATATAGCTATTTTTAAAGAATATGCAGCAGTAGCTGGTATTGGAATAGGTTTAATAGGTGCGCCCTTAACTTATTCTGCCGCAGAATCCATGTTAGGAAAAGGAAGAGCTTCTGAAATAGCAGAAACACAAAGTACTCCTAAACCTACAAAGTCTACACCTAAACCTACAGAACCTGATACTAAACCTACAAAAAGAACTCCTAAATATGAAGTACAAGATAGTGGTAAAATAGTAAGTAAAAAAACAGGTAAAGAACTTAGCGGAGCCGCAAAAGAGGCAGCAGAAGAAGCCATACAAAGAAAAACAAAAGCTGAAATTGAAGAAGCTGTTGCTAAAACAATAGCAAAGAAAGGCTTAGGATCAATACTTAAGAAAGTTCCGCTAGTAGGACTTGCAGCCGGCTTATTTTTTGCTGGAGATAGAGCAATGGCTGGTGACTTTACTGGAGCAACAATGGAACTAGGTTCCGGAGCAGCGTCAATGGTGCCTGGTGCCGGCACAGCAGGATCTGTAGCTATAGATATTGGTTCTATAGTAAGAGATACATATAAAGATATCTATGGAGAGTATCCAGCACTTCCATTCGATGAAAATACACAAAAGAATGTCGAAGAACTTACTAATATGGTAACTGATCAAGTAAAAAATCTTATGCCAAAGAATGCTCCAAGTTATGGTGCTACATCACAGCCTGAATATGATATTATGGGAAATACTACGGGAAATATAATTCCTGAGGTTGAATCAACACAACCAAAAAATATACAAAAAGAATCTCAAATAACTGCTGGACCACAAGGTCAAAAACTTATAAGAAATAGCAGTGGCAAAATAGGATATGGTTCTGGTCGAGGATTTATTGAAGTTCCAAATGGTATAATACAAAATGAATTATCTCCGATGTCTAGACCTTCTAGACAACAAGAATTAAATAGAGATAATCAAAATGCCGGTACTACTATAATTAAGCAAGGTGATACAATTAATAATATAAACAATAACTCCTCCGGAGGTGGATCCGGAGGAGGAAATGTGTCTTCTTCACCAACTATAGATCCATGGGATGGAACACTATATGGTGGAGTAGGTATGAATCTTTTTTAGTCAGCAGCACCTAACTTTTTAAAGAAACTAAGATCTTCATCTTCATCTTCATCCCATGGTGGTGTAGTAATATTCGATGAAGGTTGCGATTGTGTCTTTTGTGGGACAGGGAAAGCTTCTTCTTCTTCTTTAACAGAAGTTTTAGAAGAAACATTTGAACCAAGTGTTTTTTCAAGACGCTTCTTTAGTTCATCATAACTCTTAAAATTCTTTTCATCAAGCATTTCTTTAAGAGAATATTGACTTCTCCAGATCTTTTCAAGTTCATCATCATCATTCAAAAGTGGTCCTTGAGTATCAAATTCTGACTTATCATAATTACGATAATCGTCTTTATTACGAATTTTAAGTTTAAAATTTGCACCATCCCACATATCAAATGGATTAAATGAATTTGTTGGATCATACTTTGGATTATCAGGAGCTCTACCTTGTTCGTCGAATGCAGGATATATAGCTTCATTCAACTTATCAAAGATTTTCTTACCATACTTATAAATGAATACTTTCCCTTCATTTTCTGGCTTTGAAGGATCTTTTACAACATAGATATTTGAATAATAAGATAGACGACGCTTTTGCTTACGTACTATTTCTTTATTAGCTTCAATACCGGAGTTCCACAATGTCGTGTTGTGTTCGGAGACTGGGTCATCTTTTCCGATGGTTGTGAGAGATTTCTCGATATACCAACCGCCAGGACCTTGGAACCCATGATCCCATATGCGAA